GTAATGGCGGTCCCGTTCTTGGCAAACGTCAGGCCGAATGTCTTGTTGTTGGACCCACAGACCAACTCAACGTTTGCCGTGACCAGCAACACCTGATTGACAGCCTTGGTCGCCCGCAGTTCGTTGTTCGATGCCTGACTGAACCCGTCCTGACCGAGCGACGTATCGAGCGCGGTCGTACCGGCGAGCTTGTACCACGTGTTCGTGGCCGCAAACGTGGTCTGCGCCGAGGCGGTCAGGTCCAACTGGCCGCGACTCGGGAACAGACTCACGACCACGTCCCGGATGTCCTCTGGGCTAATCAGGCCAGTCGTGTTGTCTGGCAACTGCGCGAGCAGCGCGGAAAGAACCTTCGGGGTCTCGGCCATCAGTCGTATCCCTCGTCAAAGCCAGTTGTGAACGCGCTGGCCGCGTCCACCAGATGCACCCCGTCAGCCACCGCGTCAGGATCGGACGCGATAAACTCGGCATAGGCCGTCGGGTCCACTTCCTCCAACATCAACTGCTTGCACATCAACTGGCGCACCGGCACCACACTTCGCACAAAATAAATCACCGACGCGCCTTCCTCTTTGACCACGCCAAACGGGTCCACCGGGACGTAATCGGCCACCGTCGCCATCAACGTGGTGCGGCTGTCCGTATGGCCCTGCGGCGCACCAGCCACTGTAAAGGCGTTCGCGGTGGCGTCGATGCGCCCCCAACACACCCCAGTTTTGGTGTAGAGCGGACGCTGGAACCCATCGGCCCCGTCGTCCGAGCGCGTGTAGAACCCGATGCGGCGATCGAGGAGGCCGGGGGCGACGTACATCAGAGACCCACCGGCAGCTTCAACGCCCGCAGCGTCTTGAGGACACGGGCGGCGGTATCCCGCGACACGTCCCACGTGATGCTCGTGGCCGCGCCGGTTTCCGAGGCCGCGTTCGGCGTCCGCTTCTGGTATAGGTCAGCCGCCAAATCGAGGATGCATTGGCTAATGACCGGCTCCCACAGCGTGTAGTGCTGGGACAGCGACAGGCCGCAGTCAGCGGTGATGGTATAGCGCGGGTTGCTGAAGCTGTAGGTCGCCTCGGAGTAAATCACCCCGGTGGACTCCATCACCCAATATTCGTCCGTCGAAACCGTCACCCCGTCCACGTCCACAATGCTGACGTTGGTGATTGGGCGACGGGGAAACACCATCGACACGACGGGATGATCCGCGTCGTTGTCGCATTGGTCAATGTAGGTCTGCGAGACTGCCGTGATGGGGCAGTCAATCCACAACTCCACCTGCGCCTGTGCCCGAGCAAGCAGGGCGGCGAGGAGCGTGTTCTCCGCGTTCGACTCAATGCGGAGGTAACTCTTGAGGTCGGTTACGGTCGGGAGAGCCACGCGAACTCCGAGGGCAGCGGGTTGTCAGGATCGTCAATCACACGCTTGTGTTTCAAGACTGGCACCAACCCAGCCTCGACTTCCACCACGTCCCCGGTAAACCGCCGAACGCCACCGATGTAGCAGTTGGCAATCAGCGTGACCGGGACGGACGAAGCCGTGGGGGGCGTCCCCCCCACGACCTCACCCTCACCAGCAGTCTTACGCCGCCGGCTCATCCAGCACCACGAACGGCGAGTGCGGGTTCACCTTGTTGCCCGAACCATCAACCTTGTACGCGTACGTGCTGGTCGGGAGCGGGATGCCACCGGCGCGAGCCACGAAGCGGTACGTGGTGATGTCGTTGACGAACTTGTAGTGAATCGACGACTCGACCGTGAGGGCCTGACGGAGGCCCATCGCGTAGAAGTCGCCGTTGACAAGGGCCACATCGCCCTCGGTGCCGAGCGCGGGAAGCAGGTCGGACACGATGACCGGGAGACCGAGAAGGGTCGCCGGGGCCTTGTCCCGAAGGTTCGGGAGGAAGGTCACCATCGTGTTATTCGTGGTCTGCATCGCGAACAGCTGGGCCAGCACCTTGCGGCTGATCATCCAGACCGAGTTCGGGCCGTGCGTATGCGACTCGTACATCTTGAACGCATCCGCAGCGGTGAACGTCGAGGCCGTGGCGCGGGGCACCTTGATAAGCGCACCGTTGTTCGTGTTGAACGCGCCGAGCGGCTGGGACGACCCCGTGCCGTCAATAGTGATGTCTTCGTTGATCTTATTGACCACCTGCCCGCCCACCGCCGAGGTGACCTCGGACGGAAGCTCGCCGGTGAAGTCGTCGCCCAGAAGCTCGTCACCGAACTCCGTGATGGCGGCGTACTTGTACATCGTGAGGACGCGCTGGCCGAACGACGGCTCACGGCTGGGCTTGGTCTCGCCCTCGCCCACGATGGTCACGTTGGCAATCTTACCGGCCATCGGGCGGTTGAGGACCGTGGTGCCCTCGTCCTGAATGAGGTACGGGATGCGGAGCGACCGGCCCGGAACGTTGTAGCGGCGGGCGTACTGGAACAGGCCCGGCTGAATGTTCGAGGTCGAGAAGATCTCCGGCACCTGCGTCAGCGGGAGCAGGTACTCGCCGCCGTTGGTCGAGCCGGTGATGGTGCGGGTCATCAGGTCAACGCGACGGAGGGTATCGGCCTCCTTCTGGTTGGCCGGACCCTTGGCGACGGCGCGGATGAACGCACCGACGTTCTTGAAGCCCTTGGCAAGCTCCTTCCGCACCTCGTCCTGCGCGTCCTTCATCCCGGCAAACTCGCCGCGATCGGCACCAGCGTCCACGCGGACGAGGCCCTCATCGCCACCCTGACGGGCGATCTCGGCGTCGCCGGTAAACTCGGCGGCGGCAGCGGCCCGCATCTCAAGGGCGCGGATGTCAGCCGTACGCTTCTCCACTTCCTCGGCAGAGAACTGCATCGAGGGGTCCATCAGCTCGCCACGGAGCTTGTGCGCCTGTTCGCGAAGCTCGTTCGCGGCGCGATTCTTGGAAACCAGCGGGGACTTCATTGTTTGTATTCCTTGTTTCAGAGAGTAAAGGTCGAACGCACCGCCGTGGCGCGTTCCTCCAACGTGGCATACCGAACCGTGGACGCAGTCGAGGTGGGCGTCTCGGTGACCACAGGGGCGACCGGGGTAGCCGTCTCGGAGCGCGTCTCGGGCAGGTAGCGGGACAACACCGCGTGGCGATCGGCTTCGGAAAGCGCATCCAAAGCGACGCGAGCGGCCAGCGTGAGCAGGTCGGTGTCCGTGCGCTCGGCCACGACCTCCTCGACAGGGGACGATGCCTCGTTCCGGGCCGACGCAATCTCGGCCCCCGGCACAGCGGGCATCGGGGTGATTGACACTTCGCGCAACTCAATCTCGGTGAACCGCTCGACCGGCTTGCCGTCGATGGTCACCATCTCGGAGGCCCGAGGGATGAACCCGATGGAGAACCCCGTCGAGGCACCAGAGGCAAGCACCGCCTTGACGTACTCCAACGCCGCCCGACCCTCGGCGGTGTCGAACACGTCAGCGGTCATCACGAGGGCGTCTCCGGCATCGGTCATTGACGTAATGACGCCGACGTGCGCCTTGGAGGTCCGCTCGTGATCCATCAGCAGCGGCACCTTCCGAGCGGCCACGCGCCCGTCGATGGACCGCTTGGCGCACTTGCGCGAGAACATCGTGCCGTAGGAATCGACGACCTCATAGGTCAGCGCGACCCCAGACACCCGTCCGGCGATTCCCGGCGGCAGGTCGGATTCGGCGCGAACCTCGAGGGTCGCGTCGGTCAGGTGCCACAGCTTCTCGCGGACGGGCTTCGACATTGGTTACTCCTTGGGGGCAATATCCGGCTGGGTCTGCGCGGCGGGGGCAATCTTCCGCGCCAGCGCGGTCACCACTTCGGCCACATTGAGACCGCCAGACTTGACGGCGATGTCGAGCAGCTGAAGCAGGGCGGTGGCTTCGTCCTTCGTGAACTCGATGGAGGTCATACGTTGGGTGGGTTGGTATGGTGAAAAAGGAACTACACCGGCTCATCCGAGTAAGCTAACACGCACCGGCAGTTGATGACTTCATCAGCCGGACCACTCGGATCGAGCGGATACATCAGGCCATTGGTAAACACATCGTTGATTCCGATGCGTCCCTGCGCCATACACGCGGTATGCGTCTCGCGGGTCTCGGCGTCGGAGAACGCCAGCCACTCCTTCGAGCGATAGAGGTCGCCCATCTCCTTCGCTTGGTCCCACGATCCCTGCGAGAGCGCACCAGCCGACTCGGTACGGGCAATCGCCGTCGAACGCGTGGTCACCCGCTTTTCGCCATAGACCGCACGGCCGACCAGTCGCGAGGTCTCCGTCACGGTCAGGCCAGCCCGCTCGGACGCCTCAATCACCGCCATCACCTCACGGGCCGTCGTGTCACCGATTAGCT